GTAACATTAAATAGCTTGACCGACAGTCAAGAATCTGTATAACTAGGGGTTTCCAAATGAACTACGAAGTCCACCTAGCAATACTCGTAGATAAAGATGCTAATTTCCTGGAGATTTCTGGGGATAACTCTGGGGTACTCAAAGAGCTAATTGAGTATGCCCTGTATGATATAGATGATATAACTATAACTGAATGTGAGGTAATCAGACATGACTAAACTAACACTAGATGAAAAAGAATATGAGATTGAAGACCTAACCGATACTCAAAAAGAGGTGGTTAATATTCTTAACCTTGGGTCTAACTCTTCAACCCTGTTGAATCACATGCTGCAATGTGTTACAGCAATCCAACAGATGAAAACAGATGAGCTACGTCAATCATTAGAAGGTGATAAGGATGATCAATCGAAGTGATCTAGAAGCGTTTGGATATTTTGATATGTTTCAGAACAGCCCAGACTATGAGAAAGATCCAGTCCGTTTCTACAGCCAGTTTGTAGAAGACAAGATGCTTACTAAGGGACGTGAACGTCTAGTAGAAAATACCCTTGGTCTTTCTGGGGAAGCAGGTGAGGTATCTGAAAAAGTAAAGAAGCTCTTTCGTGATAAGGATAAATTCAAAGATGAAGATATACTGAAAGAGTTAGGTGATGTGTTGTTCTATACGGTAGCTTTGGCAAACATCTTCGGTGGTAACCTACGTAAGGTTATGGAGATGAACATGGCAAAGCTAGATGACAGAGAGCAACGTGGTGTACTAAAGGGAAGCGGAGATAATAGATGAACAACTACCTACCAACAGATTACCAAGCTTTTATTCATACCTCACGGTATGCACGATGGCTTGATGATGAAGGACGAAGAGAGTCGTGGGGCGAAACAGTAGATCGTTACATTAACAATGTAGTAGGGCGTAAGATTGACGAGAACACTAAGGATGACTTAATGTTTTCTATTCTCAACTTAGAAGTCATGCCTTCTATGCGAGCCATGATGACTGCAGGTCCAGCTGCTAACCGTGACAACACTTGTATGTACAACTGCAGCTACCTACCCGTAGATGACCCTAAGTCCTTCGATGAGGCTATGTTTATCCTCTTGTGTGGTACTGGTGTCGGCTTCAGTGTCGAGCGGCAGTTTGTCAGTAAGTTGCCTGAGATCCCTGAGCTGTTCGTTAGTGAGACTACTATCGTTGTCAAAGACAGTAAGGAAGGTTGGGCTAAAGCTCTTCGTCAAGTTCTTGCTCTCCTCTGGGCTGGTGAAATCCCTCAATGGGATATTGGTTTGGTACGTCCTGCAGGTGCAAAGCTTAAGACCTTTGGTGGTCGAGCATCAGGTCCAGCACCTCTTGTTGAGTTGTTCAACTTTGTTATCACTACCTTCAAGAATGCACAAGGACGTAAGCTATCTAGCATTGAGTGTCACGACATCATGTGTAAGATTGGTGAGGTAGTTGTCGTAGGTGGTGTACGTAGGTCAGCCATGATTAGTTTATCTAACTTGTCAGATGATCGTATGCGTCATGCTAAGTCAGGTGCATGGTGGGAGAATGACCCACAACGTGCCTTAGCTAATAACTCTGTGAGCTATACAGAGAAGCCAGATGCTGTATCCTTCATGCGTGAGTGGATGGCACTGGTAGAGTCAGGAAGTGGAGAGCGTGGTGTATTCAATCGTCAAGCAAGTAAGAAGCAAGCTGAAAAGAATGGTCGGCGTGATCCTAACTATGAGTTCGGGACTAACCCGTGTAGTGAGATCATACTTAGACCGAATCAGTTTTGCAATCTCACTGAAGTTGTGGTACGTGCGACAGACAGCATGGAAGATCTTGAGCGTAAAGTTAGACTGGCTACGATTCTGGGAACCATACAATCCACCTACACCAAGTTTCCATACTTGCGTAAGGTGTGGAACAAGAACACAGAAGAAGAGCGTCTGCTGGGTGTGTCACTTACAGGGATAATGGACAACTCCTTGATGACTATTAAGAACAAAGGCTTGGAGAAGACTCTTGAACATCTTCGTGGGATTTGTGTTTCTACTAATGCTGAATGGGCTGACCGTCTTGGTATACCTGTTGCTGCTGCAATTACATGCGTCAAGCCTTCGGGCACGGTATCGCAATTGGTGGATAGTGCCAGTGGCATACATGCTCGCCATAGTCCCTATTATATCCGTACTGTGCGTGGTGATAATAAAGATCCCCTAACACAGTTCATGTCTGATCAAGGTATTCCTAATGAGCCTTGTGTCATGAAGCCAGATCAAACAACAGTATTTAGTTTCCCTGTGAAGTCTCCGACTAAGGCAGTGGTTACTGAAGATATGACAGCCATTGAACAACTTGAGACTTGGCTGATGTATCAACGACATTGGTGTGAGCATAAACCCTCAGTAACAATCAATGTACGTAAGGATGAGTGGTTTGAAGTAGGTGCCTTTGTGTACAAATACTTTGACGAGATGTCAGGCGTATCCTTCTTGCCTTACAATGAACACACTTATCAACAAGCACCTTATCAAGAAGTAGATAAGGATCAGTATAAGGACTTGCTTTCTGCTATGCCATCTGCTATTGCTTGGAGTGAGCTGGCTAACTACGAGAAGGAAGATAACACAGTCTCAATGCAGACAATGGCCTGTACAGGTGATGTCTGTGAGATGGTAGACATAACATAAGGAGATAGATATGTTTGAAGTAATGACGTTCTTAGCAGGTGCTGTGATTGTAGCAGACCTTGTTATTCCAGTGGCATTAGAAACAATTTCAGGGTTGTTCTAATGTATGTTCTAGTGCTCATAATGTTCTTTGAAGATAGGTATAAGATCCAAGGTCATCATACATTCTTTCCAAGTCAGGTTGCTTGTCATGAGTTTGCAGCCCCACTTAAAAAAAGACTTATGGACACTAGACCTTCACCCAACTCTGATGTAAAATACTATTGTTTTGAAGTTCCAAAAGAGGTTTAAATGAAATACGACCCAGTAAACAGCCCAGCACATTACAAGTTAAGTGGTGGTATAGAGTGCATTGATTATATCAAACAGGTACTAACCCTTGACCAGTTCATTGGTTACTGCCACGGTAATATGATCAAGTATCAACACAGGTACATGTACAAGGGTAACCCTGTTCAGGACATGGAGAAAGCAGAATGGTATTTAAACAAGATGCTAGAGGCAATGGAGGAAAAACACAAATGAGGCCATACGAAGAAGGCATAAAGGACTTTAGGGAAGGCAACTTAGGTAATCCCCATAGACCTAATACGAAGCAGAACAGGGAGTGGGAGATGGGCTTTAACAAGGCCTACTTCCGTAACCTTGAAAGGGTTAAGCTTAATGAACAAAAACAAAAAGAGTCTTGAAGAAGAGGCCAAAAGTTACAGGCAGAAAAAGATAAAGCCACCGCTTAAAAACAAAGCACTTACTTCTCGTAGGTACTTAGCTGGTCAAGCGATGGCTGCGTTGTTATCAAGATCTCCAGGGCATGTTCACAAAGGAGATATAAAGCGTGAGTCATATGATTGGGCTGACTTCATGTTAGAGGACGATGATGATGATGAGGGTGTTAGTTGACACCTTTAGGGTTCATAGCCTGAACTCTAACCATCAGTATTTGCCTACGTTCTAATTCGTTTGCAACACTGTCTGCATCCGCAATGTAATCTTGAGAGGTTTTATATTCTCCATTAGTATGAGTAGAGGCCGCTTCATTGAATGCCTCTGCTTTATACTCTGCACGTTTTAAGTAATACACATTTCTTAAATAACCTGCAGCCTTAACTGGATTTTTTGCTAACATATTAGACAACATATCTGTTGCCAGATTAACTTCCCTCTTAATTTCACCGTCAATAAAAGCTTTAAAGTACTTTCTTTTTTCATCTATATCTGTAAGTTCATCATAGACTTTTTGAGTCGGTAATGCACGAGTGGGTACTGGCTCCGACTTAAAATTTTTAAACTTTAAGTGTAAGTTTTGAGATAACCTTGCCCGAACAAAGTAATCAATAACAGGATTATCAACTCTACTACTACCATAAAGTTGATACTCTTTGAGACCTAACCTGTTTATTTCTTTTTCTATCTCTGTTTGAGGTGGTGAAGAAGTTAAACCAGTAAAAGTTTTTTTCAAGGGGTTCATTTTACCAATAGCATTTGGATTAAATATGCCGTAGTAAGGCACATCATAACCTTCTGCGGAGCCTTCTTGTGAGTATTGAAGTTTAGTGCCATCTATTAGTTTAGCATAGTCTGGTAAAAATCGGGTGGCCCTACTTAAAAATACTCCTTTAGGTGATTCAAAAGAGCTTACATCAGTACCTTTAGCTAAATCTCTGGTGAAGGGAGCACCTGCAGATTCATAAGTCGTCTGACCTTTAATATCTTTAGCTAACTGTATTGGTGCTGGGTAAGTAAATGTAGACACAATATTACCAGCTATTTTTTCAAGCTCTTCTGTTACTCCACCTTCTCCCCAAGATTTGTAAAGCTCCTCAAGTCCAGATATATCTGCACCCATGTCGTTCAGACCACCTAAAACAGATCCAACTTCACCAAGCATTCCAAGATCACCTTGATCCGCAAGGCCAAGGTTATTGTTGTACCTGTACCACTGATCTCCTATAAAGATTGGAGCAACTATAAAGCCTAAAGATGAGGATATATCTTCATCACCTTTAATCTCATTTTCAAGAGACTTATAATCTATCTCACCTTTTTTACTCTGAGCAAGTACATATCCAAGAGCTATTAGACTTGCTCCAGTTGCCTGTCTAACTCTTCTATCTTCCAGAGACTTATAAGGGTCACCAGTAACGTACTTTATTTTTCCCTTACCAGATCCCACCTTTTCAAGTTTGTGAGTAATCTCACCTAAAAGTGGTGTGTAGTCAGCAATCATTTCAATATGATTAGCTACATATCTAGGAAATGGAACACCAAAAACACCTGACATCACAAAAGGAAGTTTTCTATTTACATCAGAAGCCATCCTAGCACCAGCACCAAATACAGATGTATCCCCCATGTATGTCCTCTGCATTGTAAACCGATTAGCATCGTCAAGTGCTTTATCTACAATACCTTTATCTAACTTATCTAGTTTACCTTGGTTAAGAATAAAATCTCTTACATTTGTACCTAAATCTTTATCGTTAAGGGTTCGTAGTTGCCTATCTAAACTGCCAAAGAATGCAGCCTCTTTAAACACAGTGTCTGTAGCAGTGTTTAAAATATTTACAAACCTACCTGCCTTAGCAAAACTAGACTGACTTTGACCAGACATTTCAGATCTCATAGTTTCATGAAAGACTCTGGCATAAGAGTCAGGCATCTCTAACTCTAACATCTCTCTTGCTACTTGTGAGGTAGCGCTGTCTATAGACATACCACGGAGTGTAGCAGTCATATTACGAACAGTATTACCTAGCCCACCACCTTCTTGAAAAGTTACAGTCTTATACATACCCCTGTAAAATTCATCTAGCATTTCTACTCCAGCTAACAAAGCTGTAGATGTAACGTTACGTGCAGTAGTTGCCGGCTGAGATGTCATAAATGCAATACGCATTTGATCTATCTCTTGTGCAGTGTAGTAAACATACTTAATAGGTTTACCAATACCACTGGTAACCGCAGAGTTTTTAACTACGTTAGCAGTTATCTCTGCAGCTTTTACATCATCTATTGTAGACAAACCCCTAGAAGACAGGGTATTTAGACTTGCATTTAAAGTGCCTGCTGCAGACTCCTCTGGAGTCTTACCTGTAAACTTAGCTATCTTAGAGGCTTCAGCAAGTTTTTTACCTGCTTCAGAAAGATCGGCTAAGTAGATTAAAGAAAACTGTTCTTTAGTTAAGTCATATTTTTCCATCAAGTCAGGTATAACTTTTGCTACATCTACATCTCCGCTTCCAATGAGCGAAGATACTTTAGAGGTAATTCTTTCATTAGGTTTTAAATTAATAGCGTCTGCTAACTCTACTGTTGCTGCAGTTATAGACCTAAGGGTAGTTAAACTTAGACCAGAGCTAAGGGAAGCTTCGACAGAAGTGTCTAGTAAAGACTTCTTAAGTACTTCACCCTCTTTGACTCTCTCTGGGTCTAAAGGATCTTTTAATACACCCTTAGCCTTGTCACCCTTCCTAGCAGCCAAGGTAGCTTCCATGTTGAGTGTTCTATTAACCGCAAACTCACTTCTTTCAGGGCTTGCTTGTTCTAAAGTTTCTTTAGATTTAGAGTTTGCCTTTTTAATATTTTCGGCATTTGCTTTTTGTTGTTTACTGATTAACTCTTCAACGTTAATTGCTTTTTTCTTTGTTAGTAATGCACCTAAGCTACCACCTGCAGCACCCAGAGTAGCACTGAGTGTTGCATCCTTAGCTAAGTCTGCTGTTGTGTAGTCGTAGCCTTCTGTGTAAGCTCCCATATCCGACAGGTCTTCCCGTGCCTCTCCTGCTGCACCAGCCGTAGCTGCACCAATAGCACCTTCTGTTACAGCACCAGTGACAGCACCTTTAATCATTACATTCTTGGTAAAGTAGTCTTTTAATTGTTTACGTACTAATATTTGAGTACCTTTTGTAGCTGCTTTAGCTGCTGCCTTAGATAGACCAAAGCTACCCATACCTAAAAATGTAGATGGAGATTTAATTATTGCCTCTGCATAATCAGCAGTAGCTGTATCCCTAAACCCAGCACTTTCTGTTTTACCTACAGACTCTACATTATCCCAAGCCTGAATAAGATTACCAAAGGACTGCTTACCTAAAATGTTTGCACCTTTGTCTCTTACATAGTTTAAATCTTTTAATGCGGTTGCATCATGTGCAGATTGAAACCGCATATGTTCAGCAAACTTTTGAGCAAGCTTTTCAAAACCTTGTTCTTTCATTTCTTCTTTAGACATATTATATCTGCCACCAGAAAAAAATCTTACTAAATCCACTTTAAAATCATCTTCCTCAAGAAGATCCATAAAGTTTTTTTCTTCAACGTTTTCTAAATAAGAAGCCACAATAAGTCCTTTATTCATTCAGTGCATTATCTAATATTTCATCTTCAGTTCTATTCCTACGTCTATCTCTTTCATCCCTTCCCGGAACTTGACTAGTATCTCTGGGTACAGGTGCAGGATCAGGTACAGGTATAGGATCTATAGAAACTACGACATCAGCAAGTTGAACATCCGTATTTCTCAGTTGATTGCTAACATTATTAATAACATCGCTTAAAACATCTAAAGGATTTCCACCGTAAGTTGCATCAGCATAAGCCCCCCTATAAACATCTTGAAGCTCTCTTATTATTCTATTGCCGTTGTCTGGATCATTCCAAACCCAAGTATCTGTGTCGGATTGAAAGTCTCCTATAATGCCATCTAACGAATTTTTAATGACTTTATTTACAGTGTTCATGTCTGTAGGAGATATATTCACAGCACTTCTAAGTGGTACATTAGCAGAGGGTATTCTAATATTACTGCTGTCAGAAGGTATTTGACCATATATTTTTCTAATATCTTCTACTTTTTGATCTGGATCAAATGCAGCCATTGCAAGTTGCATTTCTAAATCTGCAGGATCAAAATCTGTTCCTAGCAACAGACTATTAGTCAGGATTTGAGATCTAACTTCTTCTGGATATTTAGATAGGACAACCTCACTTATTGCCTTAACATTATCCCTATTAATATCTTCTGGGTTTAACTTACTAAGATGATTTAAAGCTAAGTCTAGATCCCCGCTTGCATCCATAATAATAGCAGCTTCTTTAGAAAGACCAAAGTTATCAGCTAATTGTATTTTAGACATTCTTTCTGCACGTTTTTCTCTAAGTGCATCTAGTTTCTCTTTACCGCTTTCCATAAGGTATTTTCTACTATTAAGAGACATCTGTTTAGCAAATGCTTCTCTGGCATCCCTATCTTCCATCTCTCTTTCAGCATAACCTGCTGCAGCTAGTTTCCAATTAATCATCAAAACTTCCTCTGCTCATTAAACCCTTTGGTTTATTTTCTGCAACTTCTTCAGTAGTACCCTTAGATTCAACAGCCTCTGACATTTCTTTTACTAACTCATAACCAGAATCCTTTTCTTCATCAGGTGTGTTAGCTAATGCCTGTCTTAGTAAAAGTTTTATTTTACTTTCGTCTTTTTCTTTTTGACCTTCTTCATCAGTAAAGTATTCTTTATAATCTATTTCTGCGTCTTCAGCTATAGAAATAAAATACTCGTGTAGAACAGGTGCGACAATCATACTTACATCAATACTATGTAGTCCACCCATAACAGCAGTAGTCAATACGGTCTCAACCAAGATATTAACAGGCATACCTGACTCAAGTAGAAGTAAAAGGTTGTCTAGAGAATCTGGCTTACTTAATCTATCTAAGTGGTAAGCAATAGTTTCATCTATATCAACCATTTCTGGAGGTCTTTCCCAAGGGAAATTCTTAGGTTCCTTAGTTAAGGACTGACCAGGGATAGGTGCCTCAAACATTTTTATTTTTCCTTTTTATTACAACATTATGAGAATTATCTGGGACTATAACTGCTTCCTGATTTCCATAGCTAGAATAAAAAGTATGACTTCCTATTTCTAAAGGGTTTTTGCCTTTAAAATCTGTGCCCCTTTTTTTAGCTGTAGCTTTATTTAAAAAGAAAGTACTTCCCTGTGAGGCATCTTCACCTTTATCTAAATAATTAAGGAGTTCAAAATACTGTTGGTCTAGTCTAGCAGTAGGTGCTTTTATTGCATATAAGTCACCCTTTACTTTACCTACAGGTTCAAATTGACCGGATTGAGTTAGCACTTCCTCTAGTGTATTAGGAAACCTATCTGATGCAATCCTATTTAGGATTACTCCACGTACAGCATTACGACCTTTTACACCTTGGTTTCCAGCTTCAGCCCACACAACTCTTTCTAAAAGTTCTGCCTGTCTTGGTGTTAAAATTAAAGATCCAGAAACATCTTCTCGCTTTGAAACAGGGTAATCTTTTTCTGGAAAAGGCTCTCTTTTATTTTGAGTTTCTATTGAGTCTTCTCTTGGTGCATTAGTATTTTTACGTGCCCCTACATTTTGTATAGCTTCTTCTCTTGCGGAGTCCAAACTTTCCAACCAATTGTTCACTATTTTATCTGGCGTTTCAATAGGCTTATTTAAAATTTTAGACATATTTTCTTTGGTTGCAGCACGAGTTTCTGCGGGGGAAAAGAACCCCTGTCTACGTTTTGTTGCTTGAGTAGTTTCTTTCCCAGCAAGTCTACGAGATGCCCTCATATTTTCTATAACTTCAGGGTTATACAGCTGTTTCATTTATATTCTCCATTAAAGATAGATAGTTAAGTTATGTAGTCTTTTACCCAGTCCCTAATCCATCCACCTATACTCTTATCTGCTTCTAAATCTGCCTGTAGTTTAGCTGCATCTAAAGTTGCATCAGCAGACATTTTTTGAAGTACGATATTATTAATTCTATCCTCTGCACTTTCTGAAGCAGTAAAGGCGTAGTCCATAATATCACGTTCACGTTGCCACACTGCATCTATATTGGACATAGTCATAGCATTTATAGTCTGTGCAAAGGATGCATTACTTTCGTTCTGTGCAGCAGTGTTAAGTGTAGCTATATTCTGCCTCCACTGAGCATTAGCTTGAGCTATAACCAATCCGTTTGTAGCGTTAAATGTATCTCTCTGCTGCTGTAGGTTAGAGTTAAACTGACGAACAGCATTAATAGCATTTACATTAGACTGACTTACTGCATTAGTTTGTGCTGCATTGAACTGTGAGGTCTGCGCAGACAAAGACGAAAAGAACTGTCTGGTCTGGTTTTCGTTAGCAGCATTAAATTGTGCAGCAGCATTCTCAGCAGCTTGGTCAGTAAACAAAGACTGAATGTTTTGTTGAGCTTTAAACGTTGCAGTTTGTTGTTCATTATTTAGGTTAGCCATGTCCATAGCTAAAAAGTTCTGAGCATTTTGTACTGCAGCCTGTTGTCTGTTGTTCAGGTTAGCCATATCTAAGTTGGCTAAAGAACTAGCTTCTGCCATAACCATAGCTTGACGATTACTTAGGTTAGCAAGGTTCATAGTGTTTACTGCACGAGAGTTCTCAAGAGCTATATTCTGCTCTGCAGTAAAGTTCATATTAGCAATATCACCAATACGAGCTGAGTTCTGAACACGAGCTTGAAATGCTTGATCAAACTCTTGACCCATAAACTGTGCACGTTGTTGTGCTGCAAGCATAGCACGTTGTTGACGGTTTGACAAGTTCTGAGCTTCAAATTGTGCAACTGTTTGTGCATCAGCTTGAGCAATGGGTAAAGCAGATTCCATAGCAGCTTGAACTAAAGCTTGTCCAGCCATAGAAGAAGCACCTAAACCACGAGCAGCCATAGCAGCTGTAGCATTACGCATTGCACCAGCAGCCCATGTAGGTGTAGCACCACCTTCAAAGTCTTGCATCAGGCCCTCTAGTTGGCCTTGTACAGTGGCTTTACTTGATGGGGTAGCTTCAGCAGCTTGTACTTGCTCAGTAAATTTAGCAGCCTTCTGTGCGTCTGCAGCACCACTAATTAGTTCACCTTGTTGTAGCTCACGTTGTACAGGATTTTGCATCTTAAATGCAGCACCTTGAGCAGCTTCAAGATCTGACACAGCAGACTTATCTTGTTGTGCAGCTTCTACCTGAGCTTCCTCACTAACCTCACCTTTAGCAGCTTGAAGTTTTTCTGTCTCTGCTTGTACAAAAGGAGTGATTGTACCTGCCTGATAAGTGCTTGCTGGTACATAGGTAGGAGCCTGAGCCTGTGATACTTGGCCTACTGTAGCAGCCTCAGTAGTAGGTGCAGTACCATATACTTGACCAGCAGTAGGTGAAATCATCTGATCATCAGTGGCTTGTATTTGAGCTACAGGAGCTTGCATAGGCTGCATAGTTTGTTTTAGAGTGTCTCCAAACATAGGTACAACATCTTCTTTGTAACTAATATTGTCACCACCATCTGCAAGACCACGAACCATACCACCACGAGCCATAGCTTGTTCATACATACCCATACGAGCACCTGCTCCAGGGTTTGCCTTAGCAAAGTCGGTAAGTCCAGCTACAGTCTTTGGTCCTTTGTAACCTAAGAATTTTGTAGCTAATTGGTATTTAGCATCTAAGTTAGTATCACCACCTTCAGCATAACCAACTACACCACCTTGTGCCATAGCCATCTTAGAAAACCCTGGGGGTACATAGGTAATAGCCTTACCATCAACTTCAGTTACTGGCAATTGCTGACCTCTTTCATTTGAATACATTACTGTCTGACTTATCCCTGTTGTTTCTTGAGAGGGTAAAGAAACTGTCTGTGGTATAGCACCCTCTATATATCCTGGTGCAAATACTTTAGATTCTTCATTAGCAGTCTCTGATGCTACAGTTGTGGGTCCAGATAAAGGAGCAGCTTTACCTTCTTCATATCCTGGAGGGTTATATACAGAAGCACTTTCCCCTGAAAATGGAGAGTAAGTTTCTCCTGTACGACCCTCTACTCTGTCTTTATTTAATTTTTGTAGTTCAGAGGTACGACGAGCTTTTTCAGCAGCTATCCTAGCAGCTTCTGCTTCTGCTGCTTTACGAGCTTCTTCAGCCCTACGTTCTTCTTCTTC